GACGTTTCCCCCTTATAAAAAATTAACCTGCATGAACAGGATAAAACCAATTACAACAGAAAATTTATAAAGTATCGGCTAGAACGCCCGCCGTGGACGTTTCCTGTCCACGATCTCAACTACTTTGCCGATGACCCTAAACCAATTAGCATCTTGAGCATATTCTCTGTCTACACGAATTGGGCCATAGGTCGGATTGGCTGATCTCAATTCTACGCTGCCGTCAGGGTTCCAAATCACCCATTTAATGAGCCAGTTATCATTCCAGACCACAAGCGCCGTGTCTCCGCTCACGATGTCCTCAGCAGGGTTTATAACTGCAATATTGCCCTCTTCTAGCCCAGCACCTTCCATACTATCGCCATCAGTACGGATAGAGAACGGTTTTCGTAAATCATCGTACATTGCAAAGGAGCTGGTACTCACAGGAACTGTTTCGGTCGTTTCAGCCTCCACACCATAAAGGCCGTTTCCAGCTCCGCAGCTTGCGACCATCTCCATACTCAACACGGGGACTTCGATAAAATCTCCGAAGCGTACATTAGATTTCAACTCTGGAGCATCCTGCGCTGTCCTCTCCATTTTCAAACGCCTTGTCGGTGGTTGGTCTCCAACGCCCTCGTACCCCATAGCCTGCATAAGTCGGTGAGTATGGCTTCCTGTCGGTTCAGCTCCGTTGAGATATTTCTGAATATCTTCTGCGATGATACCTGATTTTTCCGAAAGCACCTTTATGCCATCCGGCGCAAACTCGTCTATCCAATCCCGCAGTATTGCAGAAAAAGCAGGAGAAGCCGGAGCCATCATATTTGAATCTCCAGTGAGATAAGCTGGCGATACATTATAGAATTCGGCAAGCTTTTTGACTTCATCAACTTTTGGCTGTTTTTTTCCACTCTCTAAACGCCATATTGTATCTACAGATGAGCCAATAATACTAGCTGCTTCCTGTTGTGTCTTTCCAGCATTTTTTCGTGCCTGCTTATATCTGTTCATAGAGACCAACTCCTCTAGTTTATTATCCGCAAAAATGCGAAAATTATCAAGATTTGAGAATTGCGAAGCATAATTTCGCAAAAATCCAAAGAAACCTATTGACACCGCAAAAATCCAAATATATAATTAAATCACAACGAAATATCCGCAAAAATCAAAAAGAGGAGGTGAAAAATACAAATGGCAAACATTCGAGAAATGAGAAAGCGTGCTGGACTTACACAGGTGGAAGTTGCAAAAGTTCTTGAAATCTCCATTGACACACTTTGGCGTTGGGAAACAGGCGCAAGTGAACCTCGTGCAACTGATTTGTTAAAAATGTCTGAACTATTTCGCTGCTCTGTGGACGATCTTCTTGGCAACCCTACGGGAAGCCCGTCTCGCCGCGGTCGGGCGAAAGATACGCAAGCGGCGTAGAGGACCATCTTCGCGAGGCTGCGCAAATGGTCGAAGTCGTAAAAAAGGCTGCGTCTCTCTTCACTCCGGAGGGAATCGCCCTCATCTACGAGGACATTGGCAGAAACGGCATCGCCAACACTCCGCAGCTTGCCGAACTCTCCGAGATGATGGAAGTGGTGGGAATTGAAGCGCAGAGGTAATCAGAAAGGAGGAACACGATGACAAACGAACTGGGAATTTTTACAAAGGACAACAAGGCAGTGGTCAGCAGCAGGAAGATCGCCGAGGTGTTTGAAAAGGAACATAAACACGTCATGGAAACAATCAGAAAGCTTGATTGTAACGAAGAATTTAACCAGTCGAATTTTCGACCCGTTGAGTACAAGGATGCAAAGGGCGAGATGCGCCCCGAATATCTCATCACCCGCGATGGCTTCACCCTCCTGGCAATGGGCTTCACGGGCAAAAAGGCGATGGAGTTCAAGGTGAAATATATTGCGGCCTTTAACGCGATGGAAGAAGAGCTTGCACACCGCGTACCAGCCGGACTACCTGACTTTACCAACCCGATTATCGCCGCCCGCGCTTGGGCAGATGCGGAAGAGGGACGGCTGGAACTTGCCGCTCAAGTTGAAAGAGACGCACCGAAGGTGCTTTTTGCCGATTCAGTTGCGGCGGCGCACACAGACATTCTCATAGGCGAGCTTGCGAAGCTGCTCCGACAGAACGGCGTAGAGATGGGGCAAACACGGCTCTTTGCTTGGCTCCGTGACAAAGGCTACCTGATGAAGACCGGCTCCAGCCGCAACATGCCGACGCAGAAAGCAATGGAGGCGGGGCTGTTCCGCATCAAAGAGACGGTTATCAATAAGCCAGACGGCAGCGTTCATATTTCCAAAACTCCGAAGGTTACGGGTCGCGGGCAGGTCTTTTTCGTGAACGTGTTTTTAGGACAAAATCAGGCGGCGTAACGTTCCTCTGCACCTTGACAATTAAATACGGGAGTCGATTTAGCCTATATGGAAAGTAGGTGAGAATGTGAATAACGCAGGAGAAATCTCTTACACGATAAGATACCCTGCCGCACTACACAAGCAATTGAAGTTTTTGGCAGTGGACAGGGATTTATCACTTAATAAGTTAATTATTTCTGTTCTTGCCCGGGAAGTACAAGCGGCCCGTGTGCCGTCTCCCATGAACGGATGACTTCATCAAAAGACTTCTGAATCAGGGCATTCAGTGAGATGTCTTGATATGCGGCGATGATTTTTAATTTTCGGTGCATTTCATCGTCATAGCGTATTGTCAGGGATGGCATGAGTATTCTCCTTTCTGAATGTAATCATTACAACCATTGACAGTATAACAGCCGCAAGATATAATCATAGACGTAATGGCTGTAATACAACCAATAAAATAGGAGGGAGAGCCGACATGGAACTGATAATCAGCCAGATGAGATGGCCAGCAGAAGTCTACAGGCAGATTAAGGAGCGGGCCTACCTGGAACGCAAGAGCGTAAACAAGATGGTGGTCGAGCTGGTGTTGAAGGGGCTCGCGTCATAAGGGGACAGGAATGCAAGAACCTTGACAACGAAATATTGGAAAACGGCTCATAGAAAAATATGAAAGGAGGCAAAGACGTGCCTAAGCGGGAAGAGAGGCACTTTAAGGTCCATATCCATTATCTGCCTTTGGAAGAACTTCGCAAAGAAGATCCCGCAAGGGCTGACGAGATGGAGCGAAATCAGAGGAGCTTTTTCGACATGGTCGTGAATATGGCAATGCAAGCAAAGAGAGGAGATGCGGCATGAACCCGAAAATCCTTATCATCGCGGCGGTCGCGGTTTTCCTGCTCGGCGCGTTTACGGCGGGAGTCGGGCGGACAGACGGGCGGCCTGAGTGCGGCAAGATGTACAGGCCGGTGACGGTTACGGAGGCGAGACTAAATGACTGCTAAGAGTTGGCGGGACAAGGTAATGGAGGCCGTAAAGTTCGACGACGACCTGTTGGCACCAGAGCAAATCGCTATTGTACGCGATAAATTTTTTGTTGGGCTGACAGAGATGTGCCCCTCGAAAATTTTCCTCAACGCACCTAGCAGCACGTCAGCTGACTGTTGCGGCAACTGCGGACGGTGCTGGGATAGCCACGCGACGGATACGGAGGGCGAGTAATGGAAGCCTATGCAGCGGCGCTCATCGCAGAGCTTGCGAAACACGTAAGCAACATGGTCGAGCTTTACAAGGCGGCAACGATAGGAGGGTAGGCGATGGATAAGAGATACAGGCGCAGGATTGTTAAGCCGGGCGTGGAATACTACCTCACCCGCATAAAAGACTACTACAGCGCGGCGTGGAGCAGCCCCGCAGCCCCAGCGGTGAACCTTATCGCCCTTCCCGGCGCGGACATGGGCGGCGGCCTTTTCAGCGATCCGCTAAAGGCAAAGGCGGCGCTGGAAAACTACCTCGAAGACAACAGAACATCATGAGCGAGACGCAGAGATGTATCTCATTTGGTGAACTGACCTACAGGAAGCTCTACATCGTGGATATGCTAGCTGAAGGGCATGCCACGGCAGAAATAGCGCGGGACATGCACCTGTCACAACAGACGGTAGCAAATGTAATAACGCACACCATGCGCCGGTTACAACTGCATGACAGAGAAGAGCTCGTGCGCGAGTACCTCGAATGGGTAGCTGCATAGGGAGGCGGAGCTAAAGCCGCTGCGGGTTGTCAGAACGGCCGACTAGGTAGTCGAGGGAGACGTCGAAGTAGTCGGCAAGGGCGATGAGGCGCTCGATTGATGTCAAGGTTTTTGCGTTTTCTATGTCACTGATTTGTGTCTTGGTCACACCGAGGAACGAGGCAAGGGCGCTTTGGGAAACCCCCTTTTCTGCTCGAAGAGACTTAATCCGTGATGCAAAGATGTTTTTTTCAAGAACCAACCATAACAACCCCTTGACGTTAGATTAAATCTAACTTATAATTTAATTGGGTTAGATAAAATCTAACTCAAATAGAAAGAGAGGAGCGATGAATGAAACAACTACGAATACGACAACTACGCGTAGAAAAAGGCTGGACACAAAAACAGGTTGGAGACGAGGTCGGGGTGAGTAAGGTTGCTATCCACGACATCGAAACCGGCAAGCAAAAGCCCTCCTACGACGTACTCGTAAAGCTAGAAAATTTGTTCCACAAATCGCACCGCTACCTGTTGGCGCAGGTAGACGAAACCTAACCGACACCATTATATCAGCAACGCACAATCACGAAGGAGGCTAAATAATGCACGAAACAATGGCACAACTGGCGCAGAGTGATTTTTTCTACAACCACATCGCCCCGAACATCAATATGGTCAAGGCGGTTTTCCTGCTGGGGATCATAGGGCTGGCTGGGGTATCTGCATATTCGGTACGTCTCGGACTGGAAGCCGAGGCAGAAGATGAAAAAAGAAAGGAGACAGCGATATGAACTGTAAAAAAGAAAAGATGCCCACGGCGGCAACCGTGAGCAATCTCGAAGAAAAGAGTTGTGAAAAGGACTCTTTGACTATTATACCACAAGACGAGAAAGATTTCTTTGACGGGCTCCGCGAGTGGTACGCAAAACAGCCGATTTTTGAGTGGGAGGTGCGGACGGCATGAAGACGTTTAGCTCGGCAATGACAGCCAGCGAGCTGAAAATCAAGGGCGAGCTGGCACTTGATCGCCTGAAAGACTTAGAAGGAGCTCTTAGCTACGCCGCATTTTACATGCCTGGAAGCATTATAGACCGAAAGGAATTAATTATCTTGCACGATGAAATAAAAACCATAGCAAAAATGCTAAATAGCCTATATGACCAGGTAGCAAGCAATGAAAAATCTAGCGGAGCTCCAAGAGACTCTTGACGAACAACTCCGAGAGGAATGCCGCACCAACTCCTACCTACGCAAATTGTCGGAGGCTGAGGAGCGCCGGCGCGAAAACGTTATCTACGGATTTGCGCCGGACGAGCGGCTTAGCGTCGAAGAGGCGCTAGCGGAAATACGGCTCGAATCAGTTCAAGATAGCCTCATGACTTGGCACGGATTTACCAATCATCATAAAAACTACTAAAAGGGAGAGATATAAATGGCATTCAGAAAGGCAGAACGCAGACAGGCAAAACTTCGGCTTGGGCTTATAGGCCCTTCGGGATCTGGTAAGACCTATGGTGCGTTACTCGTCGCGCAGGGGATTGGCGGCAAAATCGCCCTAATAGACAGCGAGAACGGTAGCGGCGAGCTCTATGCCAACCTGTGCGAATACGACGTTTGTCCGCTTACACCACCATATACACCAGATAAGTATATAGCAGTCATACACGAAGCTGAAAGGATGGGGTATGCGACAATCATTATAGACAGTCTATCTCATGCGTGGGCAGGTGCGGGCGGCATTCTTGAACAAGTTGATGCTCGCAAAGGCAGGGGCAACGATTTTGCTGCATGGAGAGACGTAACCCCAAAACATAATCAGCTTGTTGATGCCATGTTGCAGAGTCCTTGCCATATCATAGCGACAATGCGAGCAAAGACCGCTTATGAAATGGAAAAAGACGAGCGCACAGGCAAAGTCAAGCCTGTCAAAGTAGGTCTTGCCCCTGTCCAGCGCGAGGGTATGGACTATGAATTTACCGTTGTACTAGAGATAGACCAGCAGAAGCACATGGCTGTTGCCTCAAAAGATCGTACCTCGCTATTTGACGGCGACGTGTTCAAGCTCTCAAAAGAAACCGGGGAAAAACTTAAAAATTGGCTTGAAAGTGGTCTTCCTGCGGAGGCTATGAACAAATCGGCAAAACCGCAGCAATCTGCCCCCCTCTCCCCGCAGGAACAGGCAATAAAAACGCTGAAAAACCTTCTTGTTCGCGAAGAAGGACTCGGCCTTAAACCGGAGGAAGCCGCGGGGTGGATAAAGAAAATACTCGGACGCGAAGACATAAAGGGCCTTGACAGCCTAAGCCCGCAGGAAGTGGAGCTCTGCCTCAAGGCGGCGCGAGACTCCATATCGATGGTTGCATAAGGAGGAATCACCATGCCACGCAGGAAAAAAGACCAGATAGACGATCAGCTTCATGAGGCAACGAGGACGCACCCAACCACGCAGGACCCTGAGATTGCCCACAGCGAGCCACAGGAAGGGGCCAAACTTGCCGAAGAGGACAACTACCCCACTGTCGTGATACATGACGGCTGGAAATGCCCTTACGATAAAGATAGCTCTTCACTGTTGGGGCGCAGTATCGAAGAGACTAGAGACTTATGGATGTGTTATTGCTGTGATAATAACAAGACATGTGAAGGGCCTAAGTCTACTGCAAACGAGCCTGAACACGGCACGGACGAAAGCGAGGAAGGGGCGGCTTAACGCCCCTTTAACCCGAAGGGCTGAAAAATGATGGCACGAAAACGTCAGTCTATATCAAAGACGCTGCGATTTGAAGTTTTTAAGCGAGATAAGTTTACCTGTCAGTATTGTGGAAGAATGGCACCGGATGTTGTCTTGGAAATTGACCACATAACGCCTGTAAAAGAGGGTGGCAACAATGATATTTTAAACCTCGTAACTTCCTGTAAAGACTGTAATCGTGGTAAAGGATGCAGAAAAATATCCCAAAGGAAAGAACTAGATATCCAGCAAGACCAGTTAAAGGAACTAGCTGAACGTCGAGAGCAACTAGAATTCCTCGTAAAGTGGAGAGAGGAACTAAAAAGTATTGAGGAACTTCAGCTAGACGCGATTGATCAAGAAATACAGCGATATTCCCCTAACTACCAGATGGGGCAAGTTGCGAGAAATGCAATGCTATGCACCTTGAGGAAGTTTGGACTTCAAGAAGTCTTGATCGCAGTAAATATTTCTTTCCCGAAATATTATCACCCTGATGAATATTGGGAAAAAGAAAGTTGGTCAAATGCCTTTAATAAAATCGGCGGTATCTGTTGGAATAGGAAGCAACAAGGACAATCTTAGCAGGAAGGATGGTGAAAGGCACCAGCCCTTAAAATGAGATCGCGAAATTTAAAACCTGGTTTTTTCACAAACGAACAATTGGCTGAATGTAGCTTTGAGTCTCGTATCCTTTTTGAGGGATTATGGTGCATAGCGGATAGGCTTGGACGTCTTGAAGATAGGCCCAAACGCATAAAAGGACAACTGTTCCCGTATGATAATGTTGACATTAATAAAATGCTTGGCGAGCTGGAAATACAGGGATTGATAGTACGGTATGAGGTATGCGAGAAAAAATACATTGAAATCCCAACGTTCTTAAAACACCAAAGCCCCTCAACAAGAGAGGTAAATAGTGTTATTCCTGGACCGGATGGAACACTGCCTCAACCACGCAATAACAAGACACAACCTAGGACGTGCCAAAGCATAGACAAGACAGAACCAAAGCATGACCTAGGCTGTACCCAGGCACCCCCTGATATACTGATTACTGATATACCTCTTACTGATGTACCTCTTACAAAAGAAGAAGCCGGCGGCGGCGACCAAAAATTGCTTTTGACCGACTTCACCCCGGAGGAAACTGAGATCGTCAGGCTCTTTTCCGGGGTGAATGGGCTCAAATTTGACGTGCAAAAGCTGGTTCAGCAGACGCGGGACCTCCGGGGAGAATACCCGAACGTGAACATCCTCAGCGAGGCCAAGAAAATGGCGCTGTGGCTTGACGGGGCTGACGGCAAAAAGAAATCTGGCAAGCGCAATCTCCTGCTCTTTGTCCGCAACTGGGTTGAGCGTGCCAATAACACGCCATCTCCGCCGCTGCGGGAACTTGAAAAACAACGCAACGGGCCACAGAAAAACCCTGACGGCTCCTATGGCACGCCCGCAAAGGGCAACAAAGAGCGCAACCGCCAGCTGGCAGAGAAATACGGGGACCTCGTGTGACGGGAGGTGTTGGCATGAATGCGACACAGGAGACGTTTAGACGCGCATCGGTGGGGGCTCTGCTCTCGCCGGAAGAATACGCGGAATGCGAGCAAAGACGCACAGAGCGGCGCGAAAAGGCTTGTACCTGGCTGAGATATCGGTACTCGGACGTCCGCGACGAAGAAGTTGGCGACCGCCTGGCAAACGACATCCAGACGATCATGCGCTGGGAGGACGAGTGCGAGAAATGCGAAGATCCCCAAAAATGCGGACATTCGCGTTGCGTACTGGAAATCCGGGAAGAATACGTTCGCGGATTCCGGGAATTTATCACGAGGGCCAAGCCTTGCGAGCGCGGAGAAAAACACGTCGAAGAGCGGCGGTGCGATGCCGAGTTTGAACAGAGCGGCATTCCTCCAGAGAGACGCAACAACGTATTCGAGAGCTTTGACGTTGGGCGAAATACCGAACTGCGAGCAGCGAAAGGTACGGCGGTGGACTGCGCGGAAAAGAACCGCGGGCTGATATTGGGCGGCCCCGTAGGCTGCGGCAAGACTCATCTCGCCATCGCAATAGGGATGTTTGCCCTCAAAGATGGCCGAAAAGTCCGCTTCGCGCTAGTACCGGAGTTACTAGAAAGCCTGAAAAACGAGATGTTGGACGGGAAAAGCACCTTATACGAACAGGTGAAGCGGTGCGACGTCCTCATCCTCGACGATGCCGGCACGAGTAAAGAAACCGACTGGAAAGACGAACGGCTCTTTATGCTTATTGATTGGCGATACGGGCATAAGCTCCAAACCGTTGTGACCACTAACGCAGTATCGGAAGAGGCATTCCGAGGTCTGTTGAAAGGCGAACGTGCGGAGCGCACCTTCTCCCGCCTTATGGAAATGACAGAGCAAGTCTGGATGGAAGAGGCGCAGGACTACCGGCGAAAGAAAAGCGGTGATAAAGATGCCTGACCCAATCCGAACCGTAGAGCTCCCGATGTTCAGGCGCACTCTGACACTGGAGCCGAACAAGATGTTTGCCAACCACCACTACGCAGTTATGGAGCAACAAGAGGACCTGAAATACTTCGTTAAATTTTTCCAGACAGAGACCGAAGCACACGAATATTTAGACCGAATAGAGACGGAGGCAAAAACATGCCAAGAGATCACAACAGAGTGAGCATGACGGGCCGCCTTGCCCGCGACCCTGAGTTGAAGAGAAGCCAGTCCGGCAAGAGCGTGCTGAGTTTTACCCTCGCGGTGGACAACAGCTACAAAGACAAGGCGGGGGAACTTGTTCCGGGCGTGTATTGGCATCCTTGTGTTGCATGGGGCGGGCCCGCAGACAAAATCGCGAAGTATTGCCGCAAGGGCGACCGGATACTTATCGAGGGCAGGCTTTCCACGCGGGAGTACACGGACAAATCCGGCGAAAGGCGTTGGCGGACAGAGGTAATTGTCGAGAATATCGTTTTTCTCGGCAGAAAGGGCGACGGAGCGCAGCAGAGCGCACAGACACACGCCGGCAGCGGTTACGCCGGTTCGACCGGCAGCAGCTTGCGCGGCGAATCCGGCTTTGACGACGACTTCCCGCTCGACTTCTCGGAGCTCGGCGGCGGGGATGGCGACGTACAGATTCCGTTCTAGGGAGGAATTGAATCATGAGAAAGATTAAATTCCGCGGAAAAAACAAAGACGGAGTTTGGCACTACGGCGGATATGTTGAGTATCTGGGCAAACCGCGCATAGTCAATGAGGTCAATGATGGCCCGCTCTATGCGCTAGTACCCCAGCAAGTAATCCCCGAAACGACAGGCCAGTTCACCGGCTTGCTCGACTGCAACGGCAAGGAGATTTACGAGGGCGATGTCATGATGAACAAGAACGCCAAAGTGTTTGTGATCATCTACCGCGGCGGTGGGTTCTGCGCGATGTCACCCAGAGAATATTGCCTTGATCTTGCAGGGTGCCCATGTACTATATCAGATCCTTTGGGAGCAAAACAGAGCAGCGATTACTTTCAGGAGCAGTGTTGGGTTATCGGGAATGTGCACGAACGCTCGGAACTGCTGAACTGTTAAAAATGTGTGTTTTCGGCGTTGGTTCCATAGTTTGTGTCGTTGGCGGACTAGCAATTGCGTCAGTTTTATTGCTTGCGTCGCTGTATATGTTTGTACACGCAATCGACCGAATAAGAGGTTTTTACTGTATGTATCGTAACGTGGAAGTAATCTATCGAGCGAAAGGAAAGGATATGAAAGATGCCTGAACTCAAGCCCTGCCCGTTTTGCGGGGGCGAGGCGGAAGTACAAGAGGTGAGTATTGTAATGTTCGAGCTGTTTGAAGATCGGAAAAAACGTTTTTACGTTCAATGCCAATGTTGTAACGCGGCATCAGATTTGCACACAAAGAGAAATGCAATAGCACGCTGGAATATGCGAACGCCAGAAGAAGGGAGCTTTGACGATGGAGTATCTCTATAAGTTTGCGTGCGAGCACCCCGGATGGTTGGCTCTGTATATTTTCTTCATATGTTCGGGGATATCAGGGTTAATTCGGATCGTCATTAAAAGATAAGGGGGTTTGGTGATGGAGGCTAAGCAGCCGCCGGATGGCGGTACCTCACAGGAGGCAACTCACTATCAGCTGTTACAGCAACAGCCGATAGAGATCATGCAGACGCTATTTTCGCCGGAAGAGTTTAAAGGCTTTTTGCGCGGGAACATCATCAAGTATGTACTCAGGTATGGACATAAAGATGATTGCCGCAAAGAGGCTGAAAAAATCGCTCAATACGCTCAGTGGCTCGCGATGGCGGAGCGCGCCGAAACGATAAAGCCGTAATGAACGCAAGAGTATTTCCCCGCCGCACGAAGTTCACGCCGCCCAAAAGTGACGAGTACGTGCAGAAACTGTTGGAGTTCAGAGATAGAAAAATCAGAACAGGAGAGCGAATAATGAAGACTAAGCACACGCCGGGACCGCTGGCAATGGGTACAGACTGCGACTCTAAGGACCTTGTAATAACAAACGAAAATACAATCGTTGCATCTGTATATGAAAAAGAATATGGGCCGTTATTTGCCGCCGCGCCGGAGATGGCCGATGCGCTAATCGAAACATGCGAGGCTTGTGAAAAAACAGTCTGTGGCGGCTGCTCGGTCGGGCGCGCGCTAAACAAGGCTGGCGTGACACTGGATTGTTGGTGTGTGTTGGAGGTGGATGATGAATGAAGCTGGGCGACCTCGTAACAAAGCTCCTCGCGGCGGAGGACCTTTGCCAAGCGCACCCGGACACGGAGGTTGTTTGCCGCGTGTCGCGGGACGGCAGATGGGTAGCGGTGGACATAACGGATATCGAGTGCGAGGACAGGCCGGACGGCGTGCTCGCGTTGGTAGGGAGGGAATAACTGTGATATTGGACAAAGAACAAATTGACGAGGGCAAAAAATACGCAGCCGAACTTGAGCGTAAAAAGACGGAGCGCGCCAGATCATGCCTCACCATCGAGGAAGCAGAAGCGGAGGCGTACTTTATTGAGTCCCTGCTTCCGTGTCCGTGTTGCGGTGGGCGCGGAGAAATGGACAACATCCATGTAAGCGGGAACCTCGGCCACAAATGGACCTTTGGCATAGTCTGCACGAAATGTGCGCTGGGACATTTCCTCGGTTATGACACGGCGGAGGCAGCGCGCGACGCATGGAATCTGCGCGGCGGGAAGAAGGCGAGCTGACCCATGCGCTGCGTTGAATGCAAGCACTTTCACCGTCTCGACCTCCGCACGTCGCCGCCGGCGGTGATCTGCTCCAAAAAGCACGATAGCGACACCGACCACAACAAGGGCTGCGGACGCGGCGAGTACAAGAGCAAAAACGCGCCTGTGTGGGGCCACGGAGACGGCCCCGGCAAATGGTACAGCCAGGCAAGGAGGACGGCGGCATGATGTTTCGCTGTATAGATGGGTGCAAGTATTTTGAAGGGCTCGACCGCCGGAACAAGACGATCTGCGCGCGGATTCCAACGCCAAAAGATGTTGACCCTTACATGGGCTGTTACTGGGGCGAGAAGGCCGAAAAGGAAGAGCAGCCGCATGAGGACCCGCGGCAGGGTGGTCTTTTCGACGAGCAAAGGGGGCTTTTCTGATGGGTAAGCCGTTTACGATCCTCATTCCGGGAAAGCCGGTAGCCAAGGCAAGGCCTAGATTCGCGCGTAGAGGCAATTTTACCGTAACGTATAAGCCGGACAAGGAAACAGCCGAAGAGGGCAAGTTTATACTGCTCACGCGCGCGGAGATGGCAAAGCTGGGGATGTCTGGACCGATACCTACGGGTACGCCGGTAAAGATCACTTGCTCATTTATGTTTCCGATTCCTGCGAGTTGGAGCAAGAAAAAACGGGAGGCGTTGAAGGGCGCGCTGCATACGAAGAAACCCGACCTCGATAATTTAGTCAAGTTTGTCAAAGATGCCATGAACCGGGTGGCTTGGGAGGACGACAGCCAAGTATGCGTCTACGGGCCATGTGTGAAGCGGTGGGCGGAGAAGCCCTGCACGATAATCGTTATTGAGGCGTTGGAGCCGATAGCAATAACCAACAGCAAATAAAAAATCCCCCGCCGCCGTTGCACCGGTCGCGGGGGAACTCCAGAAAATGGTGATTTGCTTATACACCATTATACCATCTGGAGGTACGCAATGGGCAGGCACAAGCACCGCCTTATCATCCCGAAAAAGGTAGCTAGGATAATGGATATAATCTCTCTTCTGCTCGACTGCCACCCCGCGGGCTATCTTGTCCTGTGCGGCCGTACAGAGTGGCCGGACGACGAGGAGATAGCGGAAATGCTGCGCAACCGCGACGGCGCGGGAGAGTCCGTGCATGTGCAGGGCGGCCCGGATATACCCGTCGCCCAGCGCCGCGTCGAGGCGTTAGAGGCAGCACGGCAATATATAGGAGTGCTCGATCACTACGGAGGCACGGCGGCACTGGTGAATGCGCTCAGGGACTTTCAGCGGCATGACCCGCAGCGGTGCGAGCTATTGCGGCGCATCGGGACCACGGGAATGCCGGGGGCTAAGAGCCTCGAAGCGCTGGCTGGCGAATACCACATGGACTTAAAAACGCTCTACGCCTACAAGTACGAGGCAATAAAGGGCATTGCCTACATCGTGGCGTACAGTGAAGAAAATTTTGAATTGGAAGGATAAAAAATTTGACAACACGTATGACACGTATTATAATAATAAATGTAAGGGGGACGGCACAAAATGAAGGACAAAGACTTAATGAAAAAACTTCTGCAAGACGGTTGGGAGCTAGTAAGAGTAAATGGCAGCCACCACGTACTACAGAAAGGAAACAAGACAGAAGTTGTCCCAATTCACGGAAAGGATGTCCCTAAGGGACTCCTAGAAAAAATATTGAAAAGGACGGGGCTGAAATAGCTCCGCCCTTTACCAGAGAGAAAGGTGATAAATAATGTTATTCGTATACCCCGCAGTATTTCACAAGGAAGATGACGCATATTGGGTTGAGTTTCCAGACCTTGAAGGGTGCCAGTCATTCGGTGATACCCTGACCGAGACAATGGCTGGGGCGCAGGAGGCTCTTGCCGCTTATATTCTTACCCTTTTGGAGGGAGGGGCGGAGCTGGCAAAACCTGGGGATATATCGGACTGCGTATCTCCCGATGACGGATTTGTGTCTCTCGTCTCGTGCAATATCGACCCTTACAAAGACAAGCGGGCGGTAAAGAAGACGCTCACGATCCCCGCTTGGCTCAACGAGCGCGCAGTTTCTATGGGAATTAACTTTTCTCAGGTGTTGCAGGACGCGCTTTTGCGCAGGATAGCATAGGTTAGGCATATTTGTGATGGCGACAAGCAGCATATATGCAAGCGTAGAAATCAAAAATAAAGCCGATAGCAAAAAGCTTGTAGTGGCATTAGAGCGTGCGAAGGAAAAACGGGCTAAGAGTAAAAAAATTGTTTTTTCACGTCTCGTTGAAGAAGTCAAAGGCGAGCAAATTAAAGATATTTTTGTAAATTAGCTATGGCCGCCCTCCGGGGCGGTTTTTATTATCGGGACCATTTCGGTGACGTCACATATCGCTGAAGACGTGCAGCTAATTCTTCTGGTGATAGAGGACTAAAAAAGAATCCCTGAGCTCGGCACTTTCTGGACAAGTCGAAAGCACTTACTGTCAGGGATGGACATCTCATTTCTGAGTGAGCATATAATACACATTTATAAATTAGATGTCAAGAGAATCAGGGAGTATACCACAGAATAAAAAATTGTCAATAACAGTAAGCCCTTCTGCTACAAAAACAGGACTTATTGTTCTCTCAAGTTATAAACTCTCCCGAAGACGCTCCCTAAAACTCTCCCTAAAACGCTCCAGGAAACACTCCATAAAAAGCTCCATGAAACGCTCCATGAAAACCTCCCTAAAACACTCCCTGAAAGACTCCCGAAAAGACTCCCTGGAAAATCTGAAAAAAGACATTATGCTTGTATCATCGAATCGATTTGACGGTGAGACCTAAGAACGCAAGCGCGCTACGCCTCGCGGTGTTGGAGAGATGCAACGGCCCTCCAACACAACCGCGAGGCAAATTTTTTGCACAACGACGAACCCCGCACGCGGATGGCCATGCGCCTAAAGCGAGGCGGGGTATTTTTATCACACGGGGGAAAAAAGATGAATCTTGTAAAAGTAAAGCTGCAAGAACTCAAGCCTGATAATAAAAACGCACGCAAGCATAGCGAGAGAAACATAGAAGAGATAAAGCGTAGCCTTCAGGCGAATGAACAGTATCGCCCTTTTGTTGTCCAGCGTAGTACCAATCGTATATGCGTTGGCAATGGAATGTACGAAGCGATGATACAGCTAGGATATGAGGAAGGCTGGGTTGAATATCGCGACCTGACGGATGAAGAAGCGATAAAACTTGCGCTCACTGATAACCGTACAAGCGAGCTCGCTGAATGGGATATGTCTACGCTTGCGGACCTATTCCAAGAAATGGGATCTACAGCGGATGTGCCAGGATGGAATACTGAAGAAATAGAGAACTTATTACAGGTGCCGGAACCACTCGAGTTGGACAGTTATGATAATACTACGGATGAAGCTGGCACCACATGCCATTGTCCTAAATGTGGCTTTGAATTTAAGGTGTAATGTGTAAATGAAGCCTAAAATATGTGCGTATGTTCAGCAAGAATATTCAAAGCAGAGCTATAAGAACGAGTGTATGGACTCCCGTCACTTTGTTGGTCTGCGTGTCATAATTGATGTATTAGAGCGAAACGGATATGAGGTTGATTATGCAGGTATTGAGACAGTACATAATTATGATTTTGTACTTGTATCTTTAACGGCAGATTGTGACTGGTGGACATATATTTCTGAGCGATTGAAATGGCGTAAGGGAAACTATAAAGTTATAGTTGGTGGGGCTGGGTTGTTGCACATATCGCCTTTCCTTCCCTTCGGAGACATATTTATATGGGGACGTGGAGAAAACGTTATTATCGACATAATTAATGGCAGTACCCTGCCACAATCGGCAACAGACGCGACATCCTTTTCAGAAGAACGTAAATATTATATTGCACAAGCAGATAAACCATATCCATACCCTATAAAACTATCTGAAAACCGAATTTTTCAAGAAGACGCGATAGGTTGCAATCATAAATGCTTGTTTTGCGGGTATACATGGCATAGAAAGTTTAATAGTAATAATGATTATTATGTAATGTCGCTTTCATTATTTGGAACAGACATGTCACGGACAGAACGAGCACTTCTCGATATGAGCCGTGACTACAACTGTATTGACTTCAATAAGCTGAGAACGACTGCAATTGATGGTTTTAGCGAGCGTCTACGTTATAGTGTGAACAAGAAGATCAACCGAGAATTATTGCTTGGCTTCTTTAACGCAATGACTGACTCCGTGCGTATAAAAAAAATAAAGCCGCATCAAATAAAACTGTATAACATTTGTGGATATCCAACGGAAAAAATTGATGACATGCAGGAGTTTACGGAAACTCTACGCGAAGCTGATCGATATGGGGATAAACTTGATAAACAATGGAGCATTGTACTTCATAATACACCATTTCGTGCCATGCCTGCGACTCCTATGGCCTGTGCTCCAATGTCATATCAGAGTTATCGAGGAAAGATAGCAAAATTCTTACGCGATAAGCTATATAAGGGCAATATTTTATTCCAAGGCCGTAATTTCTGGGCAGTAGAGTCGATGGGGACGGATTCATTGTCTACTGTGATTTTATCCGCTATTGCCCATAGGGGAGAACGCGATGACACGGAAAATATAGTCAAGCTTTGTTCTACCCCTACATTTTGGCGCGCAAGTTCTGGAGTAAAGCAAGCAACGCTTGAGAAATATTTTAATGTTGGCAGGCTGTTTAGCGAATTTACCGTTGAAACATTGCCCTCTCGTTATCTAAGAACATACGCCAAAGTTGAATCTTTTTGGCCTAAAGCACATCATGAATAGGGGGAGATATTTTTGAATGATTCTGTTGCTAACTGCAAAACTGCAACCAAAAAGCGCAGGGCGACGGATGCTGACATAGAGGAAGCCCTTAGGGCGTGTAAAGCTATCCTCACCGCCTCCTGCGCTTGGCTTGCTAAGAACAAAGGAATACAGATGCGGCATCAAAGTATGTCGGCTCGAATTGCTAAATCCGAACGACTGCAAAAAGTCCGCGAAGAGGTTGAATATTCCACTCTGGATTTTGCCGAATCGAAACTATTACAGTTGTTGGACATGGGAGATAAGACGGCAATAATTTTTTACTTGAAATGCAAGGGTAAATCTCGCGGATATATTGAGCGGCAGGAACTTACAGGGGAAGACGGCAGTCCTATAGCCGTGACCACGCCAGAAATAAAGGTCGTATTCAATGGCGGTGCCGAAGATGAAAAGGAAGAAGGATAGCCGTGAAATATCGTTTGCACCTAAATTCGATATATTATTTAAGCCGGCGAGGTATAAAGTGTTGTATGGCGGTCGCGGTGCCGCCAAATCGTGGGAAATAGCCCGTGCCCTGATTATAAAGGGACTTCAATCCAAGCTTAGGGTTCTGTGCGCAAGAGAAATTCAGCATTCAATCGCTGACTCCGTGCACAAGCTTCTAAGTGAGCAAATATATGAAATGGGGTTTGCGCCTTGGTATAAAATAACCAAAAACACTATCACTGGCGTAAACGGGACGGAGTTCATTTTTAGTGGACTCCGTTTTAATGTGCGAGAAATTAAGTCCAAAGAAGGAATTGATATCTGTTGGATAGAAGAGGCACAAAGCGTCTCTGAAGAGTCCTGGGATGTGCTCATTCCTACGATACGAAAGGAAAAATCGGAAATTTGGCTGTCATTTAATCCCGACGCCGAGACAGACCCTACATACCGCCGCTTCGTGATAGATCCTCCTCCCGATTCATTTGTGCGCAAGGTTGGCTGGCAAGATAACCCATGGTTCCCCGATGTCCTGCGGCAAGAAATGGAATATCTCAAGCGAGTTGATTACGAGGCATATCTGCACGTATGGGAAGGTGAAGTCAGGCGTATTTCAGAAGCGATTATTTTCAAAAATAAGTTTATTGTTGAACCGTTTGATACGCCGGATAAAACCAGGTTCTACCATGGCGCAGACTGGGGATTTGCGCAAGACCCTACCACATTGGTGAGATGTTTTGCTGTCGATAGAAAACTCTACATAGATCAAGAAGCTTATGGGATTGGGGTGGAACTTGATGAAACCCCGCAGCTTTTTGACAGCATAGAAACAGCGCGTAGCTGGCCTATCAAGGCGGACGAAGCGAGACCGGAGACCATAAGTTACATGAAAAAGCAGGGGTTCAACATCACGGGCGCGAAAAAATGGACGGGTTGTGTCGAGGACGGTATTGCTTACATAAAGAGCTTTGAAAAAGTAATTATTCATCCACGATGTAAACATACAATCGATGAGTTTAAGCACTATTCATACAAGGTGGACCGCCAAACTGGCGACGTGCTGCCTATTGTATTGGATAAGAACAACCACTGCATAGACGCCTTGAGATATTCACTTGACGGATACATAAAAGACAAAGTGCCTATGCAGATCAACCCCGCCGTCCTATCCCCACGGCATCCACGAATCAGGAGATGAGAAAATGAAAAAACGACGTGCTCCAAAACAAAAGGCACAACTAACACCGACCATGCAGATTGCGACAGATGTCCTGCGCGGGCAAGAGGCAGATATCCTGACGGTGGATGAGGTTCAACGCATGTACGGGCCTTGCCGCACGCGCGGCTACCACAACAACGAAGTTGTGCGGACAGCACAGGATGCGGCGCTGGCTTCTAGTGGTGTGTACAGCCTTTTGCAGCATACCATATGCAGCGGATTAATTGGGACGATGCCTCAGTTTGTTGGTTACGGCGTGCTGTCTAATCTTACGCAGGACGGGCTTATCCGTTCCGGCATAGAGATGCGTGCCGACGAAATGACGCGCAAATGGATAGAGCTTACACACAGCGGACAGGATAAAGAGGCTGAACAGGAGAGAGACGACGGTGCACTCAGTTCGTCGCTGGATTTTCCTTTACCGGCGAATACCTCCGGTGATTCAAGCGAAGATACGCTGGTATCCACGCTCAACTCAGAAATAGATCGCTTCAAACTTCGCCGTCTCTTCCGAGAGGCAGCGGCCATGTGCGGCTATTTCGGCGGTTGTCTGGCCTATATTGATATCGGAGATGTAAGCGACGATGACCTCAAGCTTCCGCTCAAACTGGACGAGTTTACCTTTGCGAAAGATTCACTGCGTGGATTTCGCCTAATCGAGCCTTTTAACATTGCTCCCGGACTATATAACAGCGACCAGCCATTGTCAGAGATCTATTTTAAGCCGGCCACATGGTACGTTCTTGGGCGTGAAGTTCACGCTTCTAGGTTCCTCTATTTTAGCGAAGGTAAACCCCCGACTCTCTTGCTCCCTGCGTATAACTTCTTCGGTGTTCCACTGGCGCAGATAGTGCTCGATGTCGTGACTCACTTTACCGAGTGCCGTGAAGCGGAAGCACGCCTGCTCACGAAGTTCAGCCTTACCGTAATGAAAACCAATATGCAGGTGCTTCTTACTGGTGGCTCCGATGGCAACATTCGCAGAAGAATAGAATATTTCGTCCAGAACCGCGACAATGACGGCATTATGACCATAGATAAAGATACGGAGGATATTATCAAGCTAGAAACACCGCTTTCAGGAGTAACGGATATCGTGCGGCAGGCAATGGAGATGGTGGCGGCCATGTTTGGCGAACCGGTGGTAAAGCTATGGGGCATCTCCCCCGGTGGTTTCAACGCCACTGGCGAGTCAGATATGCAGAACCACTACGACCATGTTAATAGCGTACAGGAGAAAATATTACGCGAGCCGTTAGATTACGCGCTACGAGTTCTCCAAATGAACAAATACGGTGTGATTGACGACTCTCTGACCTTTAGCTTCTCCCCGTTGGGGGACGACGACGACCGCGCGATTGCCGATATCCAGAAGATCAAGGCGGACACGGCGGCGGTGCTCTTCGACCGCGGTATAGTGGACGGAGAAGAGGTGAGAAAGACCCTAGCTGAGGACCCCAAGAGCGCCTTCACGAATATCGATCCGGGCAAAGAGATAGCAGAACCCGATCTTGCGCTCCCATTAGAGGAAGAACCACAAGGCACATCCCCGCAGGATGTCAACGAAGGCGAGCCAGTACGGGTAGAGAATCGTGATTTAAGCGGCAACATCTACTAGGAGTGCAGAAATGGCGATAAAACGGACCTTAAAAGCTACACGTTCCAGCGTATCAATCGAATGCGCCTATCGCAAGAAACTTGATGGACTGATAGACAGAATGCAGCGATCGGTTGTCTGGTGGCTTAGGGCGGCTTATCGACGCAGGGAAGGACAGATTGTCATGGACGCCGCGCCCGCGCGCGATCTCTCGCAGGAACTTCAAAGCGTGATGCGCGATTGGCAGCGTGATTTTAATGCAGCAGCTGAGGATATCGCTCGATGGTTTGCAGAGCAGAATTCACGTCATGTTCGTAATTCGACGAAAGAGGCGTTCAAAGCGGCGGGACTTGAAAAGCTTATTACGGTCAAGTTTCGTTACATGAACCGACGAGAACGCGACGTGCTCCAGTCAATCATAGTCGAGAACGTAAATCTCATTAAATCCATTCCGCAGCATTACTTAACCGAGGTACAGGGGCTTGTCCAGCGCAGTGTCCAGAACGGCCGCGATTTAGGGTATCTGACCGAGGAACTGCAAAAGCGATACGGGATCACCAAGCGGCGCGCCGCTACTATTGCGCGCGACCAAAACGACAAGGCTACGGAGAGTTTATCCCGCGCGCGTCTACAGTCGCTTGGGGTGACAAAGGGAATATGGATGCACACTAGCGCAGGAAAAACGTATCGTCACACTCATGTGGAAATGAACGGTAAAGAATTTGACCTCTCAACAGGGCTCTACGATTCTGCCGTAGGACGAGAGATATTCCCCGGTGAACTCGTGAACTGCCGATGTACGTTCCGTCCGTTGCTGCCTGAATACGGGGGATAGAAAGGAGTAATTGTATGGCAAAAAATATGACCGCGCGCAATATGGCGTTCGACATCAAATCCAGCGTTCGGCATAAAGACAAAAACGGTTATTTGCACGTTGATATCTCGAATATCACGAAAGAGCAGATCGCCCCTTATTACGGAGATGAGATCCCCAAGTGGCAGGAATACGGGCTTGACCCGCAGAAAATATACTACCTGTACCGTCCGGCAGAGGAGCTAAAGAAAGCGGCCCCCACATTCAACGGTATTCCGCTTGCATTTGAGCATCACGAAATGAACGCGGACCATATGCCGAAAGAATACATTATTGGCAACCTTGGAACGGATGCAGAGTTTAAGGCGCCGTACCTAGTCAACTCGCTGGTCATAACGGACGGCGAGGCAATAGATGCAATAGAAAGGGGAGAGTACAAGGAGTTATCTGCGGCTTATCTTTACACGCTCGTAATGGAGGGCGGTATGCATGACGGCGAGCATTACGACGGCTATATGACTGATATTGCCGGTAATCACGTCGCACTGGTGCGTGAGGGGCGCGCGGGTCCGGACGTTGCTGTTGCGGACTCGAAGCCCAAAGACAGGAACGCGGAAGATACCGCGTCAAAACAAAGGAGGAATAATACACCGATGAGCAGAGGAAAAAAAAGCAAGTTGAATCGCACTATGGCGTTTGACGCTGTACCGGCGATTGAAAACATGGAGGTCAATCTGGCCTCGTTTATGAAGGCTGTACAGGTTGTAGAGGCGCAGAGAGAAAATCTTGATCCACGCGAGATAGGACTTGACGTGGATAAGGATATCACCATTCCCGAAATCGTGGACAAGTTCTTCCCCGACGCCGATGAGTCCGTGAAGAGCGGGGTTGCGGCACAGCTTGAACGCCTTATGACGGCCCCAGCCTCTACGGGAGCCGAGGATGAGGAGGATCACCGCGAGGCTATGGATGCCTGCGGGCTAGACGCCGACGACCCCCTCTCCGCTAAGTCATTTGCGGAAGGTGTCAAATACGGCGAGAGCCTTGAAAGAAATCCGGAAGAGCGTAAAAAGCTCGACAGCGAGCACGAATCCGAGGGCATGAAGCGTGCTATGGATGCCTGCGGTGTTGACGCGGAGGATCCCGCATCGAGCAGGGCCTTTGCCGAGGGCGTTAAATATGGCGAAAAGATCATTCGTGATCCTGAGGAAAGAAAGAAAATCGACCGCGAACATGAAAGCGATGGAGCACGCGACGATGATGACGAATTTGCGGAAGGCGTCAAATATGGCGAAAAACTTGAGCGCGACCCCGCCGAGCGTAAAAAGCTCGACAGCGAACACGAATCCGAAGGCATGAAGCGTGCCATGGATGCAAAAATTCGCCGCGCCAAGCAGGACGCTATGGCGGAAATGAAGCAGCATTACCGCGCGCTGCACAAAGCTGCGCAGGATTGCCGCCCTCTCATTGGGCAGATCGCAGACCCGTTTGCTTTTGACAGCGCAGACGATATCTACCGCAAGGCTCTCACTTTGGCCGGTGTGGACACAAGAGGGGTACATCCCTCGGCCTTCCCGGCAATGCTCAAAATGGCACGCAGCCAGAGTGCGCATACGTCGTCACAGCCAGTCAGCACAGCTTTCGATTCAAACACGACTGATGCCGGAGTTAAAGCGGCCATAGATGCGCTTAACCGCATCGAAGTTGCATAAGGGAGGATAAAACACAATGGCAATGCAGAAAAAGGTAAATTTATATCAGGCGGCGGCAGTACAGGGCGACAGGGCGTCGCAGAACCCCACAGTCTACATGCCCTTTAACTTCCTCGCCGGCGGCAGCATAACGGTGGGTACATTCGTTTGGCAGGACCCCGCCAATCCGAATGAAATTCTCAACAGCGGCACGGGAGCGCCGCTCGGATTTATCGAGCGAATCCTGACAAACTTCAATTACGTGCTTACCTCCGAGGGAACCCTTATCGTAGAGGAGGGAGGGGAACTGGCGGTAGCCGTGCGCGGCGACTTCTATGCATTGGCCGACGCGTCTGTGACGGTAGGTATGGCGGTCTTTGCCAATAACACCACAGGAGCGGTCAAATTCGCGGAAGCTGGAAGTACTCAGTCCGGCTACACCGAAACTAACTGGCGCGCGCTTACTGCTGGTGCGGCGGGCGACCTGATCATTATTTCCAACTGGACGTCACAGGGAGCTGCTCCTGACCTGAGCGCATATGCTAAGGCAGACCTGAGCAACGTTACGGGTCAGCTCCCGATAGCTAACGGAGGTACTGGTGTTACGGCTGTTGGTACTGCCGGACAGGTACTTTCCACCAACGCGGCAGCCGATGGCACCGAATGGGCAACAAAAGCATAGAGAAGGAGTGATATGTAGATGAACAGCTTTGAACTGGCCCGTCAGAAGGGCTTTATTTTCCCTGGAGCACGCGGCTGGATGAACACCAAAGACGCGCGTCATATGGAGGCGCTTGCGCAGGACGCCGCGCTTGTTTCCACCCCCAACGCTACGGTTCCTGCAGAATTCCTAGCCTACATCGACCCGATGGTAATAGAAATACTTACAGCGGTGCGAAATGCGCGGAAAATATTCCCAGAAGTCAAAAAAGGTGACTGGACGACCCCATATGAGAAGTTCCGCGTTGAGGAATTTACGGGAGCTACTACTCCGTATAGCGACTACGCGGACGGCGGCGAGTCTAACGTGAACGAGAACTGGCCCGCGCGCGAGCAGTACCGTTTCCAGACCACGATCAAATACGGGGATCTCGAAGTAGACATGGCTGCGGTTGCGAAGATGAACCTCGCTTCGTCAAAGCAGAAATCGGCGGCCCGTATTATCGATATCGACGCTAACCGTTTCTACCTTTACGGGGTCGCTGGCAAGGAAATATACGGGCTGTTAAACGACCCGAACCTTAATCCCTCGATTACCCCTGGAACGGCCGCGGGCGGCGGCACTGCGTGGAGCGGCAAAACCGCGAACGAGATATATGGAGATATCCTTCTGCTCTGGGGAGAACTCAAGCAGAACAGCGGCGGGAATATCAACGAGGACACGAAGCTTGTTCTGGCGCTCTCGCCGGAAAGCAACTCGCAGCTTGGTAAGATCAGCGAGCTTGGCCTTAGCGTCGTTACCATGCTGAAAAACCTTTTCGGGAACCGACTTGAACTTGTGGAACTGCCCGAACTGTACAGCTCTACGGCAGGCAACACGATCATGATGCTGGCACGCGACATACTCGGCACTCCGGTGGCACAGCTCGGCTTCGGAGAAAAATACCGCGCTGGGCGTGTCGTTCCCGAATTGTCGAGCTTCAAGCAGAAGATCACAGCGACTACCTATGGCTGTATCCTCTACTATCCCTTCGCCGTGACAACGATGGAAGGCGTATAAGGAGAACACCTCATGGTAAAAAAACAGGTGACTACTATGACAACTAAGATTCCCTCTCCCAAACAGGAAGCGGAAGAGCAGATAACAAGCTCTTCCGCTTCTTCTTTATCGGCTCCCGCCGTACAGACCCGTAAGTATCCGGGGACGGTGACGGTAGCGTATAACCATCCGAGATCGCTCACCTTCCTGGTGACTGATAACCGCGGGAACCCGCGCCGCTTGACGATAAACGGCAACGCGACCCATCTTCGCGGGTTGCCCAAGGGGATACTCCCAACAGGAGGGCAGTATGGCCTTACCTTTGGAGTTGACGGAGAACTGTGGGAGGCAGTAGAGCGGAAATATGGGCAGATGCCTGCCTTTGAAAACGGCCTCATCGTGGTGACGGCTGAATCTGATATCGCGGCGGCTGTACGCGAGCGCAAGGATGTACGTAACGGCTTTGAGCCAATTGATCCTATGCGCACCAACACAAAACCCACCACCACGAAGGACGGGGAATAGCGAAAGGAGGCGCGATACATGGCGGTTATCACTTTCGATGTCGCGGCGTTTCGCGCCGCCTACTCACAATTTTCCGACATCACAGACGGGCAGTTAGAAAACTTTTGGAATGTGGCCTGCCTTATCAATCAAACTAATACTGACGCATCTTTGGTCTCTGACCTTGAGGCTCGCCGCGTCCTCTTAAATATGCTTGTTTGCCATCTCTGTACGCTCTACCAGCGCGGAGACGGAGCAGTGGGCACAGTGTCAAATGCCACAGAAGGTTCTGTCTCCACGGGGTTTGCCGCTATCCCATATACGCAGGCCAACTGGTGGTATCTACAGACCAGGTGCGGTGCGGCGTATTGGATGGCGATGGCTCCCTACAGGACAGGAGGAATGTACTTTGCCTACAAGCACTGTTAAAAACATAAAAATCACCGGCGGTGACAAGTACAAAGCCGTCCTTGCGAAGATCGCAGAGCAGCATGTCGGGGTACGTGTTGGTATATTGGAGGGAGCTACAACAACAGATGGTGAACCTATTGCACCTTATGCGGCGGCAAATGAATTTGGTTCTCATGCTGAATTTGAGGGGAGAGAGGTAATTATCCCCTCCCGCCCGTTTCTACGTCAGACAGCAGGAAAAAAACAAGGGGAATGGATACGCGATATTGAACATGTCATGCGTGGCAATCCCGATAAGGGCAACGAAGCTATGCACGTAGTTGGACAGATAATGCGTGCGGATATTGTCGCGGAAATAGAAGGTGGAGATTTTGTCCAGAATGCCGATATAACAATTAGGCGTAAGAGGGATAAAGGCAAAGAAGATCCCGACCATCCGCTAATCGATACTGGGCAAATGATGGAGGCTGTTTCGTACGAGGTGGTAAAAACATGAACGGTCTCAACCTCCATGCCATTGTGCGCGGTGCGATAACCTCCGTACATCCAGACGAGACGGTAACGCTTTGTCAGTCCATCGGCGAAACGAATATAAAAGGGAGCGTGACGGCGACGTATGCAGCTCCTCTCATCGTTCGGGCACAGGTACAGAGTGCAAATCAAGCCGATCTTGAGATGGTCGAACATGTGAGTCAGAACACCAACGTCATGCGCTTTTATTTATACGCAGATGTGGCAAGGCCGGCGGCGGGAATTGTCCGTCCCTTTGCACGAACCGGAGACATGATACAGCGCGAGAACGGCACATGGTGGCTAGTCACGGCGGAGCCTGACGACTTTGCTCGCGTGGGCTGGGTATGTGTTCTTGGAACGTTGCAAGAGATAGCTCCAGCAGAGCTAGAAGAGGTCGTGTAAAAATGCTCCCCATTCCTGTAAATCCTTCCGCCGTAGGAGAGCCCGACGTGTACTCGGCTGTCTTTGACTTCGTTGAATCATACGGGTTACCTCCGATGGCTCCGGCTCCCAAAACTGGGCGTATCTTTCGAGGATGGAGCAATAGGATGTCTCTCCCCAAAGACAACGAGTATGCCGTCATGTCCATAATCGGTCATTATCGGCGCGGCACGAACGTCGAGATATTCGACGCTTCGCAGGCTGCCACAGACGAAGACGGCACGCTGACTACAGCGGAGCTTATTTTATGCGACGTACAGCTGGATTTTTGTTCTGATCCGCATGGAGTACGTGACTTTGCCAGACGTAGAGCGCAGGCGGTGGAGACGGTGGCTCGCTCGTCGCTTGCCTCGAAGTTCTTTCGCCAGTATGGCATGGGCTGCCTCTATGCGACAGACCCTAAGGAACTGACCTTTGTTGGAGACGCTAAGCAGTATGTGAGCCGCTGGTCGGTTACTATGCGGCTGTCCTTCTGGACGGCGGTATCCGTAGAATTGCCCTGGTTTGATAGCATAAACCTGGTACGTCTTGAAAATGTAGACGTACACCATCCCCCGACAAATAAATAAAAAAGAAAAACAGAAGGAGTGATACAACATGCCTATTCCGGCATCTTGGATTGTAGCCATAAACCCAAGGCTGATACAGCCCGGAGGTACAGACCTGGAATTTAACGGGCTGATACTCACGAAGAATCCGATAGTGCCGCTGTCGTCTATGGTAATTGAATTCACCACAGCAGACGCGGTCGGCTCTTATTTTGGTCTGAATAGCGAGGAATATGAACTTGCTACAGGTTATTTCCTCGGCTATAACAACTCGTTTATGAAACCTAAACGCCTTATGTTTGGTGCGCGCATAGATACGGCCAGAGCGGCCTTTTTACGTGGCGCAAAATATACCGGCACACTTGCAGAACTCAAGGCGGTCAGCGACGGAGCTATGTCTATTACGATCGACGATACTGCCTGCGCGATCAGCGCGGTAAATCTCTCTACAGCCGATAGTTTTTCAGCTGTGGCCGAGCTCATCCAAACAGCTTTAGCGACGGAGCTGGCGGCAACGACGTGTGCCTATTCCAGTCTTACTGGGGCGTTTCAGATCAACAGTCCCTCTACGGGAGAGAATTCTACAATTACTTTTGCGTCTCCCGGCACAGGCGGCGGGACTGACCTCTCCGCGCTGCTCAATTTTACGGCAGCTGCGGGTGCCGTGCTCTCTCAGGGCAGCGATGTGCTTGCCCCAGCAGCAAACATGCAGGCTCTCAAGAAACAGACGCAAAACTGGGTAACTTTTTGCACAATTTGGGAGGCGCAGGCGGACGAAGCTCTTGCCTTTGCACAGTGGGCCTCCGGGCAGGGTGTCGACTATCTCTACATCCCGTGGAGTACAGATCCTCTGCTTGTCCAACAGGGTTCGACGACGAGCATAGCTGATACCCTAGACAATGCAGAAGTCGGAGCAACCTCCCTTGTATGGGAGAACGTCAATACAGCAGTTTTTGTTCTGGGGATGCTTGCATCTATCGACTGGAACCGCTGGCAGGGCACCATCTCCACGGCGTTCAAGAAGCAGGATGGACTTGCCGCGACGGTAACAGATGAAACAACCGCGAATCTGCTTGAGAACAAAAAGTGTAATTACATCGGCAAGTTCGCAACACGCAACGACGATTTTACCTTTTTTTACAATGGCACGATGTTCGGAGATTACAAGTGGATAGACACGTATATCAACGCCATCTGGCTGAAAAATGTCATGCAGGTCGCGATCATGAACGGCCTCGTCAGCGCCGGTCGCGTGCCCTACAATGCGCGGGGCTATACGCTTATCCGCGCGTGGCTTCAGGACCCGATCAACCGCGCGGTTAAGAACGGCTGTATCGATACCGGCGTAGTCCTCTCCGAATCGCAGAAGGCACAGGTAACAAACGAAGCAGGGCTGGATATCTCAAATGAACTATGGATAAACGGCTATTATATCCAGGTTGAAGATGCCGGCGCGCAGGTAAGAGTGACAAGAGATAGCCCTAACGTAAGCGTATGGTATTGTTATGCCGGTTCGGTCAATCGCGTGACCGTGGCATCCGTAGCCCTAGTCTAGGAGGTGAAGCACGATGGCAGACCAGTTTAACATGGACATCACTTCCGCGAACGCGGAGGCCGTCCTTTCGGCGGATGAAATTTTTCCCAATGGCATAACTCTACAGCAGTTCTCCACGGACCAGAGTTTCGCTCCTGAAAGCCAGCAGCTAGCAGAAACGCGTATGGGTGTGGATGGATTCCTCGCCGCAGGACAGACGCCAAACATAAAAGTGGTAACAATATCGCTTGAGGCATCTAGCCCCTCGTACGAATCCCTGCGGAACCTGGCGATGGCGATGGAGACCAACCATAAGGTCTATCGCTGTACCCTTGTTGTACGCATACCGTCTATTGGTATGGTGTATACATGGAGCATAGGGGTGTTGCAGAATGCTACATTGGTCCCTGGGGGCAAAAAAGTGCTTGATCCGACGCAATGGACGTTCCATTTCCAAAAATTGGAAGTAAGCACAGTTTAACGTAAAATACGGGGGGATGGGCAATGCGAAATAAGATACAGATTCAACTCATCGACGATGGTACACCGTTAGATTTTGAGATAACGCAGATGTCGGCAACACGGAAGGAGAGCTGGATTTTACGGGCTCTCCTTTTGCTTTCAGAGGGAGCGGGGCGTATCAATATTGACCTAAGCGGCGAAGCGGATATAGACGGGCTGATGTCGGAGCTTGGCGAGAAGGGGCTCGGCATATTTTCCGGTATCACACCAGAGAAAGTACAGCCGTTGCTGGATGACCTCTTAGCCTGCTGTTCCCGCGTAATGGGTCAGTCACGGCAGCTATGCACTCCGGCAACGGTGGACGGCTATATCTCCGACGTCAAGACGCTCTTTCGGCTTCGTGTGGAGTCATTCAAGGTGAACTTCCCGGATTTTTTTACCGAGAAGCTCAGTACGGAGGAAGGCAAAGAAAAGCCCTCCGACTCAGGAACACCGGTCACGCTCAAAATTCCGCGCGGCTAGCTACGTATCCAAACGTCAGCGGGCTTGTGGGAGCCATAATATCACACAAGCTCGCGACGCTATACGAGTTACAGACGATATACAGCTACGAGGATGCGCTCGACATGTATGAAGTCGTCTGTGTGAACAACTACAACGAAGGCCAGATGTTAAAACAAGCACAATAGGGGAGGTGAAGGATATGACTGTAATAGACGCACTTGTTATCACCCTTGGGCTAGATCCAGAGGGAGTAAAAAAAGGCATGAGAGATGCAGAAGGTACGATGCAGTCCGGTCTCTCGAAAATAGGGAACATGCTCAAAAACTTCGCCGCCCCTATTGCCGGAGCCTTTGCGGTCGGTGCTCTATTCAACAGCTACGTCAACGGAGCAGACGCGGTGGGCAAACTGTCCACCGCGCTCGGCGTTGGTGTGGAGGACATGCAGGCTTGGGGCGAGGCCACTAAACGAGCCGGCGGCACTGTAGAGGGATTCTATAACTCTCTCGGCGCGATGAACGAAAAAGTTCAGGAGTACGCCAAGTTTGGCGAGGGAGAAGGCAAAAAGATTTTTGAAAGCCTTGGTATCGCAGTTAAGGACGCGGGCGGCAACGTGCGTGATACTACTGCGATAATGGCCGACCTTGCGGAAAAGGCCGAGTCTATGGACAATGCTCAGTTTGCTGGTATCGCAAAAAAGCTCGGAATTGACCAGGGGACTATAATGTTGCTCCAACAGGGCAGACAGGCACTAGATGAAGCGATTCTACGTCAGAAAGAGCTTGGGGTATATACCAAGCAGGATACGGAGATTTCGGCTAAATTCAACGATACGATTGCCGACCTTTGGCAATCTATGAAAGGAGGAAGCGCAATACTCCTCCGCATGATTGTTCCGGCGATTACAAAGTTTGTCGAATGGATCACCAAGGGCGTAAAGTTTATGCACGAGCATGAGAAATTTGTGCAGATATTTTTTATCGGGCTGGCGGCGGCCATCTCGATTTATGCCATCCCTGCGCTGCTAAAGCTGGCAGCTGCGGCGGCAATGAATCCCTTCACCTGGCTTATTGCGGGCGCAGCGGCGCTTGCCCTTGTCTTGGAAGACCTATATGTTTGGATGAACGGCGGTAAGGCACAGCTTGGTGATTTCTGGTCGAAATTTGGGACGCCAGATGAAGTGAAAAAGAGGGTAGAAGGCTTTATAGAAATATTAAAAGGTGTTGGCAAAGAAACGCTGAATATAGCAAAGTACGTTAAAAGCCTTGTTATAGCATGGTGGCCGCTCATTGAGGTCGTAGGCGTATTTTTAGCTTTTGTAAAATCGTTCGAGGTTGCAGAAAAAATATTTTTATCGATAAGAACAGCAATACTTGGATTGAAAACTGCAACGCTGGCCCTTAATGCAGCTATGTTAGCAAATCCTATTGGCGCGGCAATAGCAGCTATGGCCTTAGCAATCGCGTTGAGTTATATCATCGTCAAAAATTGGGATAAGATAAAAGAAGTTGCAATTAAGGTTTGGGGGATTGTCGCAACGGCAGCGCAATCTGCATGGGATGCTACCGCATCTGTTTTTAGTGCTGCTGTAGATTGGTTTGCAAGTAAATACGGGGCTGTGCGGGACAGAATCGTGTCTATCTGGAATAGCATCGTGGCAAGCATCCAATCCGCATGGGAGTCTATCACGGCTATCTTCTCTGGTGCGGTAGATTGGTTTGCTGGCATCTTCTCCGGCATCGTAGACGCCATTGCCGGTCCCTTTATGGCGGCCTTCGACAAGATATCCGCAGGATGGCAGAAGGTGAAAAGATTCTTCGGATTTGACAGTGCAGGAGGGACCACCGGCGGACTCAACTATGTCGGTGGTCTCGGTGGCGCTCCAATCGGCGGTAATGCAAGCCAGTCTATTTCTCCTGCTTCGGTACGCAACTCTTCCAACAGCTACCAGAGTGATACAAGCGTATCTGTCGGCAAAGTTGAGGTAGTAACCCAGGCTACCGATGCGCAGGGCATATCCAAAGATATAGGCAAGGGTCTGCAAAAGGATCTAGGTGCCAGATTCAAAGCGAATCAGGCAAATGTAGGGGTGGTGCAGTAATGTCCGCTACGGAAAAACGGGAGCAGTGGACCATCCTCAAAGACGGAGCCCCTGTTCTCACATTCACCGCGATGTTAGATACCAGCATCCAGAGCGATAGCTCCATCCCAGAAGAGCCACTTGAAAAAGGCTCATTTGCCGCATACAACCGCACACAGTATTCTGACACCTTTCGCGTCAAGCTGGCTATAGAGGGTGATTCCTCCGAGCTCCAGCGCGCGCAGGAGACGTTAAAAGAGCTAAAAAGCGGTACTGATACATTCTCGCTGGTAACGCCAGATTTCGAGCATGAAAATATTGCGCTTGAGTCATTTGACTACATTCGCAACCGTTCCCAGGGCAGCGGCATTCTGATAGTAGATATGCGCATGAAAGAGATACGCGAGATTGAGACGGCAACGGGGACGCTTACCGTTGCAAAATGCCGCAACGCTTCCAACGTGTCGAAGCAAAAGACAGGGCGTACACAGACGCAGGAGGCCACAGACGGAGAGAATAAATCTGTCTTAAAAGCCGGTACGGATTTCTTAGGAGGCAGATCGTCATGATTCGTATTCCGTTGCGAAATCTCCCTTCGCAGGAGCTCCAAGTAGTTCTGGACGGTCAGGAATGTACCATCTCTGTATATTGGCGATTCGAGCTGATGTTTCTTGACCTTACAGTAGGTGAAAATATAGTCTGCACTGGTGCGATCTGCCGTAACGGAGCAAGCATTACGCAATTTCCGTCTCGTTATTTCAAAGGCTCGCTTCATTTTTGGGATGTGCAGGGCAGCATGAAGCCGCCACAGTGGAATGGGCTTGAAGATAGGTATGCGCTGCTTTATCTCGCGGATAGTGAAATTGTACCACCCGCATTGATGTACTGAACTTTGGAATCGAGGTGAGCAAATGCCAGACAGTTTCAAACTGAAAACCATCCGTACCACTATCACGCTTGGCAAAGGCACCTTCGGCGGTGGCGGCAACAGTAAGATTATCGAAGGTCTGGCCACTGACGTAGATATCACTAAGCCGGGATTGCCGGAAAAAAACAGCGCTTCGGTATCCATCGCCAATATCTCTCTGGCCGACATGGAGCAGATGACCTTTCTTGCCTTTCAACCCCTGCAATCGCTGAAAAACCTCATCACGATTGAAGCGGGAGAACAGGGGAAAACGCTTGCGACAGTATTCAAGGGAGAAATTACAAGCGCATATGCAGATTACGGCAGCGTGCCGGACGTGGAATTTAAAATTGAGGCTCTATCCGGCGGTTATGCGGCGCAGATCGGCGCCAAGCCGATAAGCGTAAAAGGCAATGCCAAGGCAGCCGACCTGATAAAGCAGTTCGCGAAAGAAATAGGCTACACCTTTAAGAACGAGGGCGTGGCTGCGTCTGTACGAAATGCAGTATTCAACGGTTCTCCGATTGAAAAAGCGCGTTCGGTCGCAGACGAGGTTGGAGCAGAACTGCTTATAGACGATGACAGCATGATATTGATGCCATATGATAAGCCGCGCTCTGGTGGCGCTGTACTACTCACGCCGGAAACAGGTCTGATCGGCTATCCGAGTTTTACTTCGGACGGTATAAGCTTCTCTTGCTTTTTCAACCCGAATTTAAAACAGGGGGGGCAAGTAAAGATCGAGAGCATTGTCCCTAGAGCCTCAGGGTACTGGAAAATCACCAAGCTAAGCCACAGGCTGACAGCATATCGAACAGGCGGTGGGAGTTGGTACAGCTCCGTTGACGCAGCATATATAGGTGGTGGTTAATATGTCAGATACGATTGTAAAGGGGAATAAGCGGTTAACTTCCGGCACTTCGGAATTCAACGCCCAAGAATTTATGATTCGCAACGCAATTCTTGGGCTAGTAAATACAGCTATACCAGTAATCGTCACAGACGTTGACACGGGCGGCTCTGGGTCAGCTTCTGGGTTTGTCTCAGTAAAACCTCTCGTTTGTCAGACAGACGGTTTTGGTGAGGTTTTAGCGCCGGCGGAACTGTTTCAACTGCCATATATGAGGGTGCAGGGCGGCATTGCTGCGCTGGTCGCAGATCCAGTGCCTGGGGATATCGGCCTGGCAGTGTTTTGCAAGTCCGACTGCTCTAATGTCCGACAGGAACAGAACACCCCAGTTCAGCCAGGGTCGTTCCGCAAGTTTTCGATGTCTGACGGGTTTTATATTGGAGGCTTTTTGAATAAAGTTCCGTCTGTGTTCATTGAGGTAAAACAGGACCAGAGCATAATTATCACGGCTACCGCTGGGGTAACGGTCAACGCACCGACTGTGACGGTGCCGAGCGGAGACGTTATAGCGTCCGGTGTGTCTCTTGTGCATCATGTGCACGGAGGCGTACAGCCCGGCGGAGGCAATACGGGGCAGCCGGTATAAGGTGGTGGAAAAATGCAAAAGGAACTAAAAAACGACCTCACCGGCAAGCGCTTCGGGCGCATTGTTGTTACTGGGCGCGCACCTAACCGCAACGGGCGCGTTGCTTATCATTGTCATTGTGATTGTGGCAGTGATTTTATCACTTTGGGGCAACATCTCGCAGGAGGGCGAACAAAATCATGTGGGTGTCTTAATCGTGAACTTGCCGCTAAAAGAATGAAAGTGCAAGCAACGACACACGGAGAATCAAAAACGCCGTTGTATGTTATGTGGAAAGGAATGCGCAAGAGGTGTGCAAATCCTCACTATCCTAGGTATGACATATACGGAGGAAAGGGGATTTCCGTATGCGACGAATGGAATGACTTCCCGACGTTTAAGCGATGGGCGATGTCGCACGGCTATGAAAAAGGGCTATCGCTTGACAGGATAAACGGCAACCTTGGTTATTGCCCGTCAAATTGCCGCTGGGCTGACGCTGTAACGCAAAATAATAATTCTTCGCAAAACCACCTTGTTACTTATCAAGGTGAGACAAAAACGCTTGCACAGTGGTGCAGAGAGATAAATATCCCATATTATAGGACGAAAAAACGAATATATACTGGGTGGAGCACCGAAGATGCTTTTTGTCTGCCTTATCAGAGACTAAGGAGGCGAAGAACATGAAAAAACGGTCTCTCTTACTCAACGACAAATGGGACATCTTTTTAAGCCCGTCCGGGGACATCGCTCTCACGGATGGGCTTTATTGTGATGCTCAGAACGTAGCTAACGCCGTACGGCTTTTCACAAACGACGCTTACCTTGCGCAGGACAAAGGTGTGCCGCATTTTGCGGTAGACCTAGGTTTTATGCCTATGTCCTCCGTTGTGCGCTGGCGTTTTCGTAAGGCGGCTGTCAACGTAGAGAACATTGCCGAGGCTGAAGTTACGATTACAAATATTACCGAAGAACGAGCATTAGAGGGCTATATAGAGGCCGTTACGGATGCGGGGGAATCCCTGCGTGTTGAAATGTAGAGGGGGTGAAATAGGTGGGAATAAAATTTAACCCGCAGACGGGACTATCCGCTGATGATACAGAAACTATTAGAGCGGCGATAGTCGCTGACTGGCAGACTGTATTTGACGATGAGGACGTAACGCTTAATACGGAACCAGAGTCGCCCGCGGGGCAGATAATTGATTCTATCTCTGCGTTGGTGACGGCAAAAGATAGTGAATTTCTGAGCCTAGCCAACCAGTTCAATCCCCTTACGGCGGATGGACGAATTCAGGACGCGCTTGCCAAGATATATTTCATCACGCGCAAAATCGCCGAGTCCACAGTCGTGACTTGCCAGTGTACGGGGTTGCAGGGCACAGTAATCCCGGCGGGGGCCATAATTCAAAATACGGATGGATATCGTTTAAATTCTGTCGGCGAGGCCGTTATCCCTGAAAGTAATGTGGCGAATGTTGAATTTACGCTGGAACAGTCGGGCCCCATTGCCATAGGAGCTAATACCTGTACGGAGATAGTTACGGTGATACCTGGATGGGACACGGTAAATAATGCTGTTGCGGGTACTCTTGGCCGTAATGAAGAGAGCCGTGCGGAGTTTGAATACAGGAGATACCGGAGCGTTGCCAACAATGCGCATGGTTCTGTCGCAGCAGTTTATGGAACGCTGGCAAATATAAACGGAGTGCTTGACCTGGAAGTGTTGGAAAACAGGGCAGATACAGCAGGCGTATTCTGGGGTGTACACATACCCGGCCACTCTGTCGCTATCTGCATATACGGCGGGGACGATGATGATATTGCCGAGGGAATATACATGAAACTGGGCAATGGCTGCGGTACTACCGGTGGCACAGAGGTGAGTTATACAGCTGAAGGAGGTGCGGTATACACGTATGAAATTCTGCGCCCTACGCCGCAAAATGTGCAGCTTGTGGTAACTATACGCGAGACAGATCATACGCCTGCGACGATAGAATCGGATGTGAAAAACGCGCTTGTGAATGATTTCTACGGCAACGATCCTAACAGTGGTAATACGCGTGTTGGGCTGGCGCAATACCTTTATGCCTCGCGCTTCTCGGTAGCGGCAATAAAGACGGCCGGCGTCATCGACTTGCTAAATATCACAGTTGGGCTGAATGGCGGAGCACAAGGTAATGTGATTACGATACCTGGTAATATCGAACCGGTACTGACGGCAGATAACGTAACTGTCGTGATACAGGAGTCCACTCCATGATAGATTTCCACGAGCTTTCGTTGGAGACGATACAATCGCAGTATGGGGCAAGCCCACACATAAAGGGGCTTGTTGCGGCCTTTGCGAAGGAGATAGACCCCAACGCTGATATCGACCTCCTGTATGACAAAATCCTCAATCTGGATACAGCTGAGGGTATTGGACTTGATATCTGGGGCAGAATTGTAGCGATTCCCAGACAGATATTAGTCACGGAAAACAACGAGTTTTTCGGATTCAGCGGCTCTGGATTGCAGCCTTTCAATCAGGCCCCGTTTTATTATCGTGGCGGCGCAACCAAAAGCTATACGCTTGCGGACGAAGCCTATCGAAAACTGATCTATTACAAGGCCCTTGCCAACATATCCGACAGCACCGCAGCATCACAAAACAGGCTATTATCCCTGCTGTTTGACGAACATGTGGATGTTTTAGACCTACAGAACATCGTTCCAAGCGGTGTCATGAAAATTCGTGTGGTATTCCATTTTTACTTAACGGAGTATGAAAAAGCGATTCTCAATAATTATGGGCTTCTCAATCGTGGCGCTGGTGTTGGCTGGGAGTGGTATCAGCTTCCTGAGGAGACGGTTTTCGGCTTCAACGGTTCTGGGCTACAGCCCTTTAACCAAGGAAATTTTGACCCCTACGGTGTAATCCCTGGGGATAGAACGGAGGAGAATTAAAATGGCACAGCCAGGCTTTATACCACAGCCTTTCGCTGAAAATGGCGATAAGAACAACATACCCAACGATTCAAATACCGCCGCGAGCTGGGCCCAAGGGTTCCCGCCAATTACGGCGCTGCCTCTTGGGGCGGGTGGCATCGCGCCTGACAGGAAAGATTTTAACGGCATTTATAATATGCTTTCCGCCCATGCGTTTTATCAGCAGGCAGGGGGCGTGTGGTCATATTCTGCGGCAGTAGATTATACTTCGCCGGCGATAGTCTACGATCCCGCAGATGGGAATCTCTATTTCTGCGTGAGTGCAAACGGTCCTAGTACGACGGCTAAGGTTCCAAGCGCTGACGCGACAGGGCAGTTCTGGCAGGTTGTCCCGTGGGGAGAAATTACGTGGCTTAATGATGTTATCCCCACCCGCACCGGTAACTCCACGATCTCCCTCGCGGGCGACCAGCGGAGCAAGTATCCCATAGGCAAGAGACTGCGCTTTAACGGTTCGGACACTTACCTTTGCCGTGTATTTGGTACTCCTGCATATAGCGGCGGTGTGACGGCAATAACAGTATGGTTCGACGTGGCGAGCACGACGATTCCGGCGTCGATCTCCAAGTTCGAGCGCAGCCGCCTCACACCGCAGGACACGGCGGATGGCGGGCTGATGATAGGCAGCCACGACGAAGCCACGATTCAAAAACTGCTAGACAGCTACTGCTGCGGAAGTTACGCAAAATAGGAGGTATACAGACAATGCCAGAGTTTATCGACAGGAACGGCAACAAGATGGAAGTGGACGCGCCGGGGGTGATTAAACTCTTCGCCGGGGATACGCCGCCAGAAGGTCATCTCGTCTGCAACGGAGGCGCTGTCTCGCGCACGGCCTATCCTGAGCTCTTCGCCGCCATCGGGACGCGGTACGGCGCGGGGGACGGCGTAAGCACTTTTAACCTGCCGAACACGGAGGACAGGTTTCCGAGGTTCGCGGGTGGTGGGCTGGTTGTCGGGGAGAAACAGGGGGACGCGATAAGGAATATTGTGGGGACAATAGGAGGATACAATGCGTGGTGCTACGACGAAGGTTGTATTGGGTGCTTTTCGCATGGGGATAAATCAGAACCTAAGCGGATCTCCGTATATGAAGTGAGTCCCACTTATGCTAATTCTGCAACGGTGTCATTTGATTCTTCTCGTGTAGTCCCGACTGCCGACGAAAACCGACCCAAGGCAATAGCCCTGCTGGCCTGTATCCGCTATTAGAGGAGGAGATAGGATGTTACATAAAGATATACAAACTGTATTTATTTCGGGAGGGGGCAGTCGTATAGAAGATATGACGCCATAACAACCCAATGTAAACACAGCGTTCTAGGGGAGGCGGCCTAAATGGCGGATACCGTAACCTATGGGCGCGATCCAAACGGCAGTCTCGTAAAAGTACCGCTCTCATCTCCTGTGGGGGCGGTGTTTTTCTTTGCAAAAAGCACGCCGCCGGAGCACGCGCTCGCCTGCGACGGGGCGGCGGTATCGCGCGCGGCGTATCCAGAGCTTTTTGGGGCGATAGGCACGACCTTCGGCGCGGGCGACGGGAGTACAACATTCAACCTGCCTGACCTGCGCGGGAGGTTTATACGCGGGACGGGGGGCAACGCGGCGGCGCTGGGAGTGGCGCAGGGGGACGCAATCCGAAATATTACCGGTACTTTGAAAAACGTATACACAGCTGGTGGAGCAGCAACCGGAGCAATAGAAGATACAAACGTGTCTCTTGAGCCTATATGGGCGGCAGGCCCGAATACGCCGTACACCCTAACACTGGATTTTAACTCCGCCCGTGTCGTCCCCACCGCCGACGAAAACCGCCCCGCCAATGTCGCGCTGCTGCCCTGCATAATCTTCGAATAATAAAAATGGAGGAAAAACAATGACCGAAAACGCACAGGCACCATATATAACCGCATACAGCTACGCCCCCGAGACGAACGAATACAAAGGCGAGACCCGCGCTTACATAAGCCCGCGCGAGGGGACATATCCTCTCCCAGCGAACGCCACTCTCTCCGAGCCACCGGCGATCGTCGAGCGCAAAGCCCGCTGTTGGAACGAAGAGGTGGGAGCATGGGAGCAGGTTGACGACTATCGCGGCGCGACCTATTGGAACAAGGCCACGAAGGAGCGGGTGGAGATAAAAGAGCTTGGTGTTGCTCCGACAACCGAGATGACGGACATCGAGCCGACAGACATGCAGAGCGAATGGGACGAGGCGACCAGCGCGTGGAAAGTCCCCTTCGCAGTGCTGAAAGAGCGTAAAAAGTCCGAGATAATCGCCTATTACGATAACATCCTCGGTCTTGTAAAAAAGGGCTACTCGCAAGGGGAGATAGACACATGGGATCTCCAGCTGCGCGGCGCGGAGGACATCCTTGCCGGAAAATTGGACACCACTCGCGCGAAATTTGTCATCTCGCTTGCCAACGCGCGCGTTGCGGCCGGGGATGCCGAGATGACGCCAACCATACTATCGGAGCGGATCTTCGAAAACGCGGCAAAGGCGGCGGCCCTGCAGAGCCCCGTAATGGGCAAACAGGGGGCGGAATGGAAGCTGGCCGACGCGGCCACCACCGAAGAGGAGCTCGCGGCCATCGTGCCGAGCTTCGACCTCAATCTTGTGGAGGCCTACAGCAATGTTTAAGATAACTTATTGTAACATTATGGGGGGGGGTACTCTCTAAGGAGAGCGCCCCGAAAATAAACAGATACGTAGGGGAGGCGAGATAGATGCCTCTCCTCGAACTGTACGGAAAGAATGCAGATGGCGAGATCGTAAAGCGTGTCGTCACGGAGCCGGTAATTCCCCCCGGAACTCCAGCGGGGGCTGTAGTGCCGTTCTACAATGTCAGCTTTAGCGACAGACATCCCATATTCTGGGGAGAGACCGAGCCCGATTCGGGCTGGATAATCTGCGATGGCGGCTCCGACCTGAGCGGCGGCAGCGTTCCGAATCTGTCAGACAGGTTTATTCTCGGCACTACCGATGCCGCAAAAGCAAAAGAGACCGGTGGTTCGAGCACGACGGGCAATACAACTGCGGGCGGAACAATAAGCAATACTGCGGCAGGCGGTACGATAGGCGCCACGACACTTACCACGGGACAGATACCGTCACACACACACACCTTCAATCAATACGCAGGTGGCGACGGCGGACCGTCGTCTCCCGGCAGTTGGGGCAGCCGACAATACACAAAATGGACCACGGACGCAGCAGGTGGGTCAGGATCACACACACATTCAATTTCGGGCGCATCGCACAATCATACTTTTACAGGCAGTCCACATAGCCACTCCTTTACGCCGCCATATTACAAGCTGGTCTATTGTGTGAAATTGCCAGAATAAAACAGGAGACAAAAAATGAAAAACGACATAACAATCATTCCAGAGGACGGCTACTGCCGTGTCGATGAAGAGACATTTTTCGACAAAGAGGCGTTCAACGTTATCGATTTTCCCTTTCACGCGCTCCAATGGCATGGAGGGAGCGGGCACGTCGAACCCATAGATACCATTGAGCCTAACATCGAACTATCCGGCGAGGAGGGATACGACTATGGAGGATATATCCCGCTAGCTGTCCAAAGGGCGGCGGAGGTAAAGATCGCGCAAACGCCGCCACAACCGACCTTTGAAGAACTTGTCGCCGCCAAGCGCGCCGAGATATGGGGTGCTGGTGATGCGATACTTGCCCAAGTCAAGGCCAACTTTACACAGGCAGAGATCGAAAGCTGGTCAAAGCAGGAGCAGGGCGCGAAGGACATACAGGCGGGGAACACATCTACAGAGGCGGCGCAGTTCGTTGCGGCGATCGCGCAGGGACGTGGAATCGATGTATCCGTACTTATGGCAAAAATACTTGCGAATGTAGCGAGTTATGGAGCGCTCAGCGCCGCCGTAATCGGCGAGCAGCAGCGGCTAGACGATCTTATCAAGGCGGCTACTACCGCTGCGGACCTTGAAGCCATTGTCTGGACGTTCGTACCAGAATATGAGGCATAGAAAATGTATAAAGTCTGTGGATGCACGCTGCTGCTAAATGATCCGACTGTCTGTGAGAGGTGTGGAGCAAAGGGTTTTGCTGGGGCTGTCGGATACGCTGACCAGTCAAAAAATTCTGGAATCCCGTCATTACTCGGAAATGGAGTATTGGAACAACTAAATGAGACTGGTGATGTAAAAAATGGTTGATTGGACTCCTGGTAATAAAGTGATCCGCTTTCGGGGGCTGGCGGAGTTTTGGAGCCGCCAGACTGGATGTCCGGCGGCTTTGATTTTGGCGACTATACAACAGGAGAGCGGCGGCGCTCCAGAGGTTACCCGCTACGAACCGGAGTATGAGCGGAGCTACTGCGGTAAAGGCAGCAAGGGGGCGCAGATCGCCGCGAAGTGCGGCATAACCACAAAACAGGTCGCTACGAGTTATGGTCTTATGCAGCTTATGCTGCCACTGGCCTGGGGGTATCTGTCAGATGCTGATAAGGGGCCAGGCGTGATCGCGGCGCTGCTCGACCCCGACAAAAATATCCGTTACGGCGCGGCGCACCTTGGGGCGCTGCTTAAAAAGCACAGGCGCGGTGCGGTGATAGACGCGGCGGTGATACGCGCGGTCGCCGGGGCCTACAACGGCGCTAAAAGCGAGAGTGCCTACGCGCGGAACGTCTGCGCGCTGTGGCGGAAATACGAGACATGGCTACAGGAGGTGTAAGTACATGGGCTATAAATTTAAGGCGGAAAAGAATGCCCCCTATGGGATCTACGGCGACATAATATGCGGCAATCTCTGCGACGGAGATCCCCAGCTGTCGCCGCACTTTAAGGCGCACGAATTCGCCTGCCCGGACTGCAAAGAGTACCGCATCGCAATAGCGGTGCTTGAAGGGCTAGAAAACGTCCGCACGCGGGCGGGAGTACCGCTTTATGTGGCGAAAACAAGCCTCACGAGCCCAAATAACACCGGAGGCAGCGGCTACCGTTGCCCAAAACACAATAAGGCGGTAGCGGGGGCAAGCAACTCCATGCACCTCTACGGGCGGGCGGTGGACGTCCACCCCACCGGCGCACTGACGGTCGCGGCGCTGTACAGCCTAATGCTTGCGGAGCCGGCGTTTCGCGGCGGCGGGATCGGTAGATACAAGACATTTATACATGGCGACAACGGCCCGAAACGGAGGTGGCGGGGGTGAGCGAGGACGATCTCCGGGCGCGCGTGGACGGGTTAGAGCGCCGCTTCGACCGCACCGACGACAAGCTCGACAAGATGGAGGCAAAGATCGACGCCCTGCGCCGCGAGCTCTCCGAAAACAGCAAAAACTCCCACTCGAAAATATACGGGGAGATAGACGACAGCAAAAAAGAGATTGCCGACCTAAAGCGGGAGATCGCTGAGCGCAAATACGTAGATAAGGCTCTCAACGATCACATAAAAAACGACCTGCCATTCGAAAGCGCCTGGAACCGTAAGCTGGTCCAGGTGCTTATATTCGTCGTGGCCAGCGGAGCGGGATGTATGATAAGCATCCTTATCGCGAGGTTGATAAAATGATCTGGCAGCCGATAATAAGCGCCATGCGCAAGGCGCTACGCTTGATAAAAAAAACCCTTCGCGACTTTGCCCTCATCTTTTATGACGATTTAGAGTTCCACGCCATGTCCCTACCGCGCGTCGCGGCGGGCGTGCTCACGGCGGCGGTCGGGGCCTCGTGGATTGGGGCGCAGTTCTGCGGGCGGCCGTTCGACGGTTTCGAGGCTCTCTGCGGGCTTTGCGGCGGCGTCTGGGCGGCGTATACCTTCAAACGCCGTATCATGCCGCCGAGCGACGAAACGCACCGCGAAAGGAGAGTGGCAGACGATGGAGACGGAAGCACCAATGAAGAGCCGGGCGATCCTGACGAAAGCGGCTGACTGGGCAAGGCAAAACAAATACTGTCTATGCGTGCTTGCCGTGCTCTTGCTCGCCGCGTTGCTCGCGTTCTGGGCGCTCGATGCGCACCGCTCAGTGCAGCTCTCCGAGTTGCGGGCCGAATATGCGGCCACAGCCGAAAAGCTCAGGGCGGCGGAGGCCGAAACGGCAGCCGCGCGAAAAGAGCTTGCGGAAAAAACGGCGGAGCTCGCGGCGCAGCAGGCGTCAAACGACCGCCGCATACAGGAGGTGACCAGCAATGCGTACAAGCAAGCTCGCGCTCTGGGCGATGACGATCTTCTTGCTGCTTACAACCGGCTTATCACCGGCGCACGCAGCCGCAACGCTGACCGAGAGCGGACAGATAGCAGCTCCGAAGAGTGACATCCGTGAGATCGTCGCCGACAATGCGGCGCTGGTGGCCGAGGTCGCGGCGGTGCGCGAATCGCTCGACTCGGAACGGCAGAGCACGGCGGCGATGATCGCCGAGCTGAACAGATACACGGCGGCTTCCGAGGAAGAAAGACGGCTTCTTCGAGAGCAGAACGGCATCCTCGCCGCGATGAACGACACCTTGCAAAAACAGGTCCGGGCCGAAAAGCAGAAGGGCATTGGCAAGTTGCTGCTTGGGCTGGTTGTTGGAGGCGCTGTCGGCGTGATCGCCGCGCACTAAAAGGCGGTGAGTCTGCCGGGTAAAATAAAATTCTATATATGTTCAGCATAGGGCGGGGCTAAGGCTCCGCCCTCTTTTTTATAAATTAATACTTGACAAAATACTCTTTATAGAGTATTATATCAATATCAAGTAAGGCAGCAAACAAAACATTAAAGGAGAGGTTAAGATGAAAAACGTAATAAACAAAGCCAACGACAAGATGTTTAATCTGGATGAGATTAAGGAGTTCTACGATCAGGCTGAATTAACTAATCGCTTACTGGATCACGAACCCGGCGTAGACTCAGAAACTGCCGAAGAGTGGGCACAGCCTATAATCACAAAGGATGGACGCAAAGGAAAGGCATTCTTCATCTTCGACAAAGAAGATTACCCTGAAGACGCTGATGATATGTCCAACGCTGCGGAGTTCTTGCCTTGGGATGACACTGACTATATCAAATCGGTGTATGTAGAATAGCGAAAAGAGCGCTTATATAAGCGCTCTTTCTTAGAAAAAATCGTTTCGTTTAAACTAACGCCCGGGCATGGGCGACATAGAAATTATAACATAATATAAAACGGAGGGCATAAAATGGCGACGAAATATTGGCAGATAGGAAAAGACTTCTTCTGGATGGATGAAGACGGCGAGAAACAGACCTCCGAGTTTCTCTATATTGGGAACGACGGGCGGTTTTATTATCAGAGCGATTTTGATCGCTTTGATGAGATAGACAAAGTGTTTATTGTCGAGACCGGCGAAGAGGCCGACCGCGTGAGCCTTTTTGACGACGCCTGCGCCGACGACATGGACTTTAGCGAGATTGAAACCGGCGAAGCGGAGTTTGCGGGCAAGATGGTCCCCTACATTTGGGAGGCAAGGAATACCGGCAACAGGATCGAAGCGGTGCTTCTTGCCGAGGGAGACAACGCCGCGGGCAGCAAGGAATTTATGGAGCCGACCGGGCAGGGCTGGTTTGACGAAAAAAGCGGCGGTTGGTTCAAAGAGGGGGACAGTCCGTCCAACTGGTCAGGGTTCAATGAAAAATAACAACGATACGCTGCGTCCAATAGAAATCCTTCGGGGACTGGAAAGCCAGTTCCCGAAGGACTTTTGGAAGTTCGTAGAATCAAACGTAAAGTTACCGCCGCATGAACTTACGACGGGACATTGGTTGAAGATCATAAAAATACCGGAGGGCATGGAAAAAGGGCTTGATGTTCTGCGACAGGCGGCGACCTTTGCAGCCATTGGGCGATGGCGTCTCACCAAGGGCATATACCGCTTTGACCAAGACCTTATGCGCGAACTGGCAAACACGCCAGCGCCTATAGACGCGCCGACGGAAATATTCAAACGCTTGCCGGAACCTTGTGTCTATGTCGAAATGCAGGGATATCAGGGCGTAGAAGGTTATTTTGCCTTTGTGGAGGGCAACTGCCTGACAATCCTTATTGATATCAATATTGGCTTGCTCATCCCTATATTTATTCATATGGAATACAAAAACGTGAAAGAGGCATTCGCCTCTTATGAAAAAATAGATGCTACAAGCATGAAAGAGATGATCAATAAAACAAAAGGTATCTTTTCAACGCTGCTTTATTTATGCAGCGATGAGCCGGACTATAACGACCATCTTCCACCGTCCCCGCCGCTTCCCAAAAAGGTGAAGGGCGGCCATAAATGGATACCTAAGCAGAATCCTCAGCGGTGGGATGTCGGAGTGCGTATTGGCGCTGCGATCCGCAAATACGGCAGCTCGTATGATGTGGAGGCAAACCCGGGAGAGGAATCTACACGCACCGTGCGGCCGCACATTCGGCGCGCACACTGGCACGGCTTTTGGACCGGCCCGAGAAAAGAACCCGGAATCAGAAAATATATCCACCGCTGGATACCGCCGACGCCGATAAATCTACCGCCGGGCGAGGAACTTCCAGCTGTAATACGCCCCGTAAGAGGTGAATAA